GCTCAACGGATAGAGCATCTGACTACGGATCAGAAGGTTAGGGGTTCGAATCCCTTCGGGCGCACAAACAAATCCCCAGCTAGAAAGCCATGAACGGCAGTCTGGCTGGGGATTTTTCGCATTTCTCCAGTCGGAAAAGTAGACCAGTGTTTACCGAGGTGGCTATAGGTAGGTACGAACACGGAACGAACATGGCGCGAACGCATTGCGAACACGAATTGGGGGGAAACTGCAAGAAGTTATTACAATTTCCTCCTGAAGAGTGGTAGCATGCAGACCAACGCCCCTTGCCGTTGACCCTCCACCAATCAGGAGAGCTGCCGATGACAGGGGCTTTAATCATGCGAGGAGAAAAGATGTCCAATAATGAGGGCAAGCGTCGTAGGGGGAATGACCGGCAACAGCGGCGGAAAGACTACCAGGAAGCCAGACCAATTACTCTACGTCCGGTCATCACCGCTGTTCTTGTCGATGGGGGATTCTACCGTCGCAGAGCATATACGCTCTTCGGGGACAAGACGCCAGAAGAACGTGCGAACGAATTAGTGAGATACGCCCGCCGCCACATCTCGAAATCAAGAAGTAGCTTGTACCGAATCTTCTACTATGATTGCCCGCCATCGGAGAAAGTCCTATTCCATCCACTCACAAGGAAGCAGGTCAACCTAGCGGCTACTGACCAATTCAAATGGACAAACGAGTTCTTTGACGCGCTAACACACAAGCGAAAAGTAGCTCTTCGGCGAGGCGAAGAACTCGAAACGCAAAATGGCTACGCACTCAAGGTTGGACCGTTAAAGAAGCTTTGCGCAGGAACGCTCACTATTGGTGATCTGACTGAGAAAGACTTCAAGCTAGAAATCACGCAAAAGGGCGTGGACATGAGGATAGGGTTGGATATTGCTTCCCTCGCTGAAAGAGGGACCGTCAACCAAATTGTGATGATCACAGGCGACAGCGATTTCGTTCCTGCCGCCAAACACGCGCGACGCTCGGGAATTGACTTCATCCTCGACCCAATGTGGGCCACGGTAACAACGAGTCTAAGCGAACATGTTGATGGAATCCGACAGTGCGTTTTCAACTACCCAGAGAACCTGAAAGACCCTCTCCACGTAGACAACTTGGAGGCGAGCCAACGGGAGGAAACTCTAGCTGAAGACGACGATGAAGTGTAATCACCTCACCAGCCTCAAGTGCCGAACCCCAGCCTCCTCATCCGCCCGCGCGCGCCGGGCTTGTTCCGCGGCCACGCGCTCGCGCTCCCTTTCGAGGTGTTGTTCGATCGCTTCGGCGGCCTGGTCGAGGCCGTGGTCCCAGAGGTGCCCGTAGTACTTGAGTGTGGTAGCTGCGGAGGCGTGCCCGCACATGCGCATGACCACATAGACGTCTGCCCCACCAGCGATGGCCATCGACACCGCAGTGTGCCGAAGCTCATGGGTCTTGAGGGTGCTGTCTATTCCGGTGGTCACCAGTAGGTTCCCCCAGACGACGCGCCAGCGGGCGGTAGTCCACACATGGTTGAGTTCGTCTGGTAGCAGCCATGCGTCGGCGTCCTTGCCTGCGGCGGCCTCCTCGAGGAGGATCGTCATGAGTTGGGAGATAGGCACTTCGCGGTGGTGGCGGCTTTTCGTCTCATCGGGGCGGCCGAGATCATCGACGTCGCGGCGAATCATCATCCGTTTCCTGGCTGGATCGAGGTCGCGGACTTTTAGGCCTTTCGCTTCGCCGATGCGTAGGCCTGTGCGCAGGAGCACCTCGAGCATGAGCTTCGCCTGTGGGTGGGGTGCTGCATTGAGGAGCGCGTCGACCTCCTCGATGGTGAGGTAGCGTCGCTCGGCGGGTGTCTGCCTGGGCGCTGACGCGATCAACGGGTTGCGTGGGATGACCTTGAGCGTCACCGCAAGATCGAGCATGGAGTGGAGTACGAGGGATACTTTGCGACGTTGCGACGACCCCAGTGGTTCACCAGCATGCTTGCCTTTGGTGTTCTTTAGGGCAGCGAGCCATGCGATGACTTGGTGCTCGGGGATCTCAGCGACGCGGCGCCGGCCCCATTGGGGTTTGATGTGGACGTTCCACTGGGAAAGGTAGTCCTTGCGGGTTTTCTCAGCGATGTCTGCTTTGGAGTCGTACCACGGGGCCCAGAGGTCGGCGAGGGTGACATCCTCCTTGCTCTTCGAGATGAGGGTGCCTGCATCCTTGTCGACGCGGACGCGCGCGTCGAAGAGCTCGGCTTGCTCCTTGGTGTCGAAGCTTTTAGCGGTGTGTTTGCCCTCGAGGTCGGTGTAGGGGACTTGCCATCTGGAGCCGACGCCCCATCTTTAGGTGCGGATGCGTTTCCCCAGGTGCTGGGGATCGACCTTTGTCCAGAGATCGCGGACGGACATTGGTAGACTTCTTTCTTGTCAGGGCGAATAGTTTCCTAAAAGGAAAGTGTTCACCTGTCTGGGGCTCCTCTTCACGATCTGCCTGCAAGTTGAACGTGAGGAGGAGTCGTATTCTTTTATTCCTTTCCTCAACCCGACCTAGTGGATTGGCCACGGAACTAGGATCTATGGTTGGGCGGATTCTGCTTGTTGGATTTTCAGGCTCTCGCGGTATTGTTCAGCTTCGGGTTCATCGACGTACTCGAGGATGTTGCCAGCCACTTTGAGTAGCTCTTGCTTGACTTCTGCTGGCGTCACGTAGAAGAACTCGCGCCTAGAATTGATGCGGTTAACTTTGCGATCAGCGAAAATCCTGTGGAGCTCCGCTTCGATTCCGACGGCGTCTTCCGAGAAGTGCATGGCGTGGACATCGAAGTTGAATGGTACGGATGCATCGCTTAGTTCAGAGACGCGGTCATAAGGGTCGAGTCGACGCGTCATGCCGATCTTGACCATCCGCTCCCCAAACGAACCGATATTGGAGATCACATACACGTATCCAGTACGGACATTAGCTGCACGGTAGTCAACATCTTCAATCCCCTTGTTTACCTCGGCCAGTTTTGACTCGAGTTCCGTGAGCTCATCTAGCCGGCCTTGTTCGCGCAAGGAGGAAATCGCATTTTGATAGTGGGCTTGCTCCTTGAGAAGTCGCTTGCGCTCGCGTTCCATTTCGGCCTGCGCTTTTGCCTCCTCCCGGAGCCTAGCCCGTTCTTCGCGTTCGGCTTCCTTCGCAGCTGCCTTGGCCTGAAGGTGCAGGGCTGCAAGTTCAAGCTCGCGTATACGCAGTTGATGGTATTGGTAGGAGACTCTGAGGTCGATCATTGCTCCGAGCTTTTCAATTTGGTCTTTCGTCTTCGTGAGCCGCTCACGGGCCGTTTGCAGGTTTCCAGCTTTGACTCGGAGGATCGCATTCTCGGCTTCAGCGTTGTATGCGCGGAGCATCATTCGGGACATGCGGGATACAAATTTCTTTCCTTCCGCGGAGGAGTTGTTGAAGGTGAAATTTGTCTTTGCTTGGACTGCTGTCTTGTCCTTCACCATGTTTTTGATCTCCTGGCGCACGTCCTTGAGCGCTGCTTCAAATTGCACAGAATCTTCCGCGGGATGCTCAAAATAGTAGAGTCCGGAAGACTGGAGCGTCTCAACCTCGGAAAGGTCTACGACCTTCTGCTGAAGAGCTTGGAGTTCAGAGTTTTTCTGAAGGATTTCCTGGTCAAAACTTGCTATCTGTTCGCGCCGGGACTCGGAGAAGTTTTCAAATTCTTGAAGTGCGCGTTGATGTGCTTCCTTAACGGCTAAGACATCATTTCCGCCAATGTCATTGATAACTTCCTCAAGGGAAGCAGCGTGTTGGCGAAGGGCGGCGTTTTCTTGTTCGAGGCGTTGGTTTTCCTGCTTTGCTTTTTTTCCAAACATTCTGACCTTCTATCGAATTGACGTTTACTGCAGCCCCTCTTGCTTTTGGCTCAAGAGCTGAGTTCCAGTAGGCAGTTAATTGATGGTGCACCATTCATGATGGTTTTTAATTCGTCCTTGCTCGTACATCGACATCCATAGATCGAGAAGTCCCGGTGTGACTCCAAGCTCGGCAGATATCGCCGACCGTGCGCCATCGCATTCCCAGCCAGCTGCTTCTACCTCATCGATCTTTAGCAGCTTGCAGGCTGCCCATTCGTCAGCCTCCCGTTCGGCCCGTTGCGTGGAACAGGAGTGGCCGTAATGGGCGTGACCGAGTTCGTGGGCAATGGCGCATGTGCGGGTGACTGGGTCGAGTCCGAGACGAACGAAGACGGTGCGGGTTGATGGGTGAAAGCAAGCGTTGAGGGAGCTTCCCAGCTTGCTCGTCTCGATGACCGTGATTCCCATGTCTTGGGCGAGGGCGTCGAGCTTTGCTTCCACACTGCTCATGGGGCCTCCTAGGTGAAGTTTTCGTCGAGGGGATCGGTTGCCTCCTGGGCGGCAACCTGTTCGGCGCCGGCATTGATTCCGGCGATGATGGCATCGTAGTCAGGCTCTTCGACATCGGGGGTAGGCTTTTCTGACTTTCTTGGTCTACGAACTTCGCCGATCATGCGCGCATCTAGCTCGTCAAAGCGCGGGAAGTGCCCGATAAATAGACGTTGGCCGTCGATGTCATCTGCGAGGGAGTCCCATTTTTCTGCGATTGTCGCTCCCTTGAGTGCTTGGCGAATCGCGAGACGCTCTGATGTTGCTTCCTCGGGCGTGAGGAACCCAAGCTCAACAAGAGCATCGACAGGGCTTACTTCGTAGGCTCGCGCGATCGCGATTATATTCTCCGCAGTCGTCTCTCCCCTGTTTGCGTGCCGTAGGAGGGTGGCGTGGGAGATCTTCGCTCGTTTGGCTGCTTCTGTGGGGCTGGGCGCGCCGGGAATCGATCCGAGCCATTCATTGAAGTTCATAAGTTCATTATGGACTTCGGTTTCGTGCTGGTCAAGATCACTTTGGTAAACCAATTGACATTATGAACGTCGACTATCATAATGAACGTGTGAGATCAAAGTGATCGGGAGGGTTTTATGAAGTACCACCGGATTAGGCCAGGAGCAATCGAAGAGCTCGCCGCAGAGCTCGGAGCCAAGTCCAGCAAAGACACAGCACTCATGCTCGGCATCACGCCCAAGCAGCTCGAGGAACTCCGCTACGGAGACGTAACCAGCGCGACCGCCATCGCGCTCGCAAACAGGGCGCAGCAGCTACGCCGCGCCGCGAAAATCATTGGCGACACGGCTGCCTAACGCGGAATGCCGTAGGCATCTACTGCCAGGAAGGAAGCGATCTAATGGAATGGATCAGGAAAAACGACCTCTTCATAGGGGTTGATACGCCGCGCGCTGGCGATCAAGTCTTTTGCGCGGCCAGCAAGAAGTACCGGCTTGTCCTGGGCGTCGAGAACGATGCAGCCATCAGTTTCATGCATGACCTCAAGGAGCTTCTCAACAAGCACGTCGTCGACGGGGAACTCAACATCACCAGTGGTGATGCCGCGAACCCAGGTGAGGTTGTGGTCATCGATGAGATTCTCGCCTTCATCTCCTCGAATCTCGGGCACGAAAACACTCACATCAACTTGGAGATAACCCCCGTAATCTCCGTCAACAGCAGCGAGGGAAACGAACATCCCTTTATCCGCGCCCTGACGGACAGCCTCCGCGACCGAGTGAACGTACTCATCAGAGATGCCAAGGGCAAAACTGACGAACGGGCCGAAACGTAAGACGCCCAAAATGGACCTCCAGGTACTGAGAGAAACATTGTCACCAGCAAGTATTCCACGGCGAAAGACTGCTGTCGTTGCATCTTTCTTTTGCTCCTGTGCTCGGGGAAGGCGCAGGAGCCAAGAAAAGAAAAATGCCTAGGCAGATAGCAGCTGCCTAGGCCAGGGGATCAAAGAAAGGATTGATCGATGAAAAATACTACCACCCTTGAGCGGTACTACTCGCCTGCGGAGGCGGCAGAGCTGATGGGTCTCAATGGCCAGACGGTGCGGCGGTATCTGCGCCAGCGTCGCATTCGGGCGGTGAAGCTCCAAGCATCACCACGTCAGCGAAACGCGCCGTGGCGGATCCCAGAGTCCGCTCTGACCGAGTTCATGGAAGGGAATGCAGCATGAGCGAGCAGATTCTTCGCCGTGGGCTCTCACCGGAGTCCCAGGAGCTCGTCGAGCTCATTCGTGAGCGGCTTTTGGAGCTGAAGGCGCAGCGCGAGCTAGATCGGCGAGCGCCGTTTGCGACTGGAGTCCAGCGGCTGACCGCGATCATCGGCATTGAGACCGTCGAGATCGTCCTGGAAGCGATTGCCCGCATTGTCGCGGCGTATTCGGAGATGCCGGCCGTGCTTATCGACGACCACGGCGAGCGGCCAGCAGGCTAACTATCAACGAAAGGACCATCATGACAACCATCACGCCGAACAACGTGGCGAACAAGGATTGCGGCCCGCCCGCGAAATCAGTTATGGTCGAGCGGCCTCCAGCGGCGGAAGCGAAGCCTAAGCGCACCAAAAGCAAAGCGGCTGGCACTCCGGTAGATGTAGAACCGATTACGGTCAGGCCGCGGCGGGTGCAGCTCACCAAGATCGAGTACCTGGCATCGGGCGATGGCTTCCGTCTGACTGTGGACGGTGACACGCTGACTCTGCCGCCGACTACCCAGCTCAACGCGCAGCTGGATAGATTCGGTGGGGACACCGAGATCATGCTTTCCTTCAGCACCCGCGAGGTCGAGATCATCCGCCGAGCGGAACGTGGTGGGCTGCGCCGTGCGCGCCGCCCACGCGCGGGTAAGGGCGGTGCGACGAAATGACCGTTTTGCTGTGTGTCGGTGTACTCGGCCTGGCGTTCCTCGTCGCGATGAATGGGACGGCAGCGCAGGCGCAGTGGGAGCGTGCGGCGGATGCGAATCGGGCGATGGACGACTCGCTGACGGAGCTGGAGGGGCTTCTGGCCGAGCAGGGGCGTGAGATCTTGGCGCTGCAGGCGGCGGTCAATGGGCTTTATCGTGTCCGGGATGCTCGCCGTGAGGTGGAGGGGGATTCGGTGTGATCGAGCAGCTGCAGCTCTCGCGGAGGGTGTATCCGCTGCGGGGCTACCTGATCAGTATTGCTTTCACTGAGTTTGGGCGTTTCCTTGCGCTTGGTGATGTCGCTGCGGTGATTCCGCGCTTCCAAGTGCGTGTGCACCCGGGCGCGGTGCATCGCATCAACAACCTGCAGTACGTGAGTATCCATGTGCTGCGTTCGTGGCTGGCCTGCTGACCGCGATGACGGGCATCTGGGCGCTGCGCGCCAAGCTGCAGTCCGATCGACAGGCGTCCGAGGGTGATCGGATTACGCGGCTCGAGGAAAAGGTCGACCACCTCTACGGCGAGCTTGACGAGGAGCGGCGTCGTCTGCGGACGGCGGAGACCCTCACTCACCGCTTTCGGCTTGGCTTGATCACCGCGGTCAATCAGCTCGAGGAGATCTATGCATGGATCCGTGCTGGTGCGAAGCCTCCGCCGCCTGGAGAGGCACGCCTTGATGC